ATTGATTCCCATATCGCAGTAGTACCAAATGTATCTTGATAATTGACACCACCTTTATAAGCTACAGTCATAGCAAGTGTAATCAATCCCATCTTATCTTCAAGGCGATCAACCAATTGTACATCTTTCATATTATAGTCAATGTACTTTTGGTAATCGTCTTTATATAGATTTTTTAGAGAACCGGATTCTTCATACGATAATTTCTTTTCACCAAGAACTACGTATGCAATATGATCAAGCTTATAAGATTCTTGAGCGCCATAGGCATATCCAAACTTTTGAAACAATTCTAGATAATCTAAAACTTGTACACCTTTTATATCGTATGTACTCTGTGTACGATTCATGCGCTTTACTTTACGATGATCGATTAAACCCCATGGAGAGAATTCTCTACATCTATCAAGACCAAGCACACGGTTAATACGATTTACAAGATAAGGTATATCGAAAAATCTAACATTCCAACCTGTTATAACATCAGGTATATGTTGTTCAGTTTTCCAATGTTCTAAGAATCGTGCTAGTAATTCATTTTCATTACTACACTTTACATACTTCAAAGGTTTTATAAGCGCAGCTTCTTCATCGTAATCCTGTAAACCCCACACATAGTATATGCCATCTATATTATTTTTTAATGTGATAGCTAATACAGTTTGATCAGCAATATCAGGATCAGGAAAGCCACCTTCATATTCTGTTTCAATATCGATTGTAGTAACATTGATCTTATCACGATCGAATGCTATATCTTTAGGAAACTTTTGAGTAATATATTGATGAATATAATTAGTAGCTCCATATATATTGAAACCACCTACATCATTATATTGTTCGAGCCAGTCGCGTGCTTCACGCATTGATCCGAACTCGACTTCGCCAATTGGCGTGCCGTCTAAGCCATGCCATCCAGTCTGTGTTTTAGACGGAACATAAAATTTTGGCTTAAACTTTTCTTTTCTAAAAACTTTTTTACCGGAGCCATCATAGCCCCGGTAAAGAATATAATTTGAATAACGAACAATATTGGTATAAAACATATAGTTATTCTACCACAGTTCACAGCAATTGTAAACTATTATTTTAACCTTCAACTAATTCAATTGCATCCATTTGTGATTGATTGATACGCTTAAGTATATCTTGATTTACAGTTCCTTTTTCATGATCTTCAAGACGCTTTTGAGCATAAAATACAATCATCTGCTTTGTTCCATTATCGCCTGAATTTGATTCTATCCAAGCTGCTCTGTCTTTGCCATCATCTGTAGCACACTCATCAAGTAATTCTAATGCCTTGGTTTCATTTAGTTGATCAGCGCAATCTTGCACGCATTCTTTTAGACCTGTAGGTAACGAGTCAATTGACATTTAGTCCTCCAATAGTTTTGCAAAGGTGGCTGGTCCTGCCACACCATCTGCAGTTAATCCATTTGCGGCTTGCCATTCTTTAAGAGCACGTTCGGTACCAGGACCAAACGCTCCATCAGCAGTAATACCTAAAGCTTCTTGCATGATTTTTACACCATCACCGCTTGAGCCTTTACGTAATACACCGATGTCATCAATAATTTCTTCAATATCATCATCTTCTGCTGCAATGTCTTCAGGAGACATGCCTAATACTTTCATAGCGTGCATGTATCGTTTCTTACGATCTTCTAATCCAATACTTCCACCATTAATTTTTTTAGTCATAAGCTTAACGTCGTCGCCATCAGCGATATTATTAAGATTATTATTATCCCAAAACCAACATGCTGATTCAATTGCACCAGCTGGTGTTGCTACATATTCTGCAGCTTCTTCTGCAGTCATATCTACTGATGCACCAAATCGTGTATAGTTTTCTCTACCAGTAAGTTGTTTTAATCCACGACCACGAAACAGCCAACCATCGCCTTCTTCTACATTACCCATTTTATATTTACGGAACTCATCCATATAAACATAATTAGCAATCATTTCAGGTTGACGATGATATTCATCTGCATCTCTTTTTGGCGAATCGCCAAAGTAACGACCAAACACTGCACGTAACGCTTTAGCCGAATAGTTTAAATTTTCTTCTAATCGTTTAAACCCAGCGCTTTCATGTGCGCATTGTGATAAGAAGTGTGCCACTCTACGTTCTGTAGTAATTTCATACTTAGGTAATAAATCGCATAAAGCGTCATACCAGTTATCTGCATCATCAGATATAATTTCTGCTAGATGCTCTTTTGTAAAATCAAAATCAAAGCTCATAAACTTTCCTTTTTCCTATGCTAAGTTCGAACATCTGATACTTCTATCTTGACATCCTCTTCAAAGTATTTATCTAACATTTCTAACCGCTCATGAGCATGCCCCATAGTAGTTAATTCTTTTTGTATAGCTTCAACTATATCGCTATGTTCACCTATACCTGCAGCATTTCTCATATAAACCATTATATTAGTTTTTGCTCGCTCTAATTCACCTTCAGCATGCATTCTACATGCTTTAATTAATTGCTGACTAAACTTTTGCGCCATTACAAATTCTCCAGTAGTTCTTTCATTTTTCTCTTTGACTTGCCACGTATCTTCACGTCTTTTATATCATCTAGATTTGACATGTCATCTCCAACAACTACCATAGCAATCATACCCATTGTTGCATGTGGTGTACATTGGTATAAGTAAATGCCGGCTGTATCAAATGTTATTGATACTTCTTTATTATTTTTACTTTTTGCTGGAAGCTCCCATCCTTCAGGACCAGCAATAAAATGTACATTGTGGCCTTTTGATTTTGGATTCCAAGTTATTGTATCGCCTACGTCAATACGTGCTATATCTTCGGAGTATACCATTTTTGCTCCATCATCACGTTTATTTAACATATCGATTGTTATGTCTGCAGCAAATGTTGGAACAGACAATGAAGCTATTACAGCTACAGTTGATAAAAATTTAATCATGACTTTCTCTCCATATATTATCAAAGGATCTTAAACCCTTTTTTTCGAAATCTTTTTTCAAATCGTGATATGCTTTATTGAGTTTTTCTTCTTTTGTCATGACACCGCATGCATCCCAATCTATCATTTGCATATCATTACCATTTACTATTATATTTTCTAACGCCCAATCACCATGACCAAGTGAACCAGTTTCTTGTATATTACTGTGGACAAATTTTAAAACGCGTTTAACAAATTTTATACCACTACCAAGAGTTTTAGCATTTACACCAGGAACTGTTTTCATAATAAAAGTCATTCTAGTTGTACTATAAAAAGTATTTATATAATATCCTGGATTCATAGTATCAACCATTTTTATATGTTTATGATACCAGTAGTGATCACAATAATCGAATTCTTTTATATAACATCCATTCCCTTTATAAACACGTCTAGTTCCCCACATGTCCGATCTGGATTTTACTAAGATCATTATACATTCATGTTCGGCTTCCTCTTAACGCAAAGTATAAACCACCTACCCATAGAAATACATGTAAATTATCATATAATATTACATCCATAAGACTATCAGGTTCTCCTATCCATATGACACCTGTCATAATTGAACACATTACAATACCACAAAAGCGTGTAAACAAATCGCTTATGCTTCTTATAGTATCTCCAAAAAATTTAAATGCTAGCAATCCGCTAACTATTATGCCAAGTCCTGCACCTAACTCACCATATGTAACAAACCACCAAACCAATGGTGATAAGTCAAAGGCTGCGCCATCTTCTATGTCATATGGTAATTTGCTCATACCTTGCTGTAGAAAAATTACAGCTAAAGGTATTCGTAGTAGCCAATGGCTTAAACAAAACTCAGGTATTTTATTTAATAATCTAATCATTTTACTTCCTAAACTAATGGGGCGGTTGCCCGCCCCACAACTGTATTATTTTTCTCCAGTTTGTCTCAAGTTCTGAATCTCTAACATACACTTCTTAGCTTCTTCATGATAGCCAAGTGATGTTAATTGAGCTGCAGCTCTTGAATATCCAACTACTTCTGCGGTTTGCATTATGGAACTCCATAAACCAAGTAAAGGAGAGATAGTACATTTCATCATAGCTACTGTCATTACACCCACCCATTTAAATTAGAGTTGGTTTCACATGATCGCTTATGAGTTGGATCACCATTAGCTATAGCGCGTATGTCACCTCGACCTATTCCGATATCATTCAATTCAGCATCGGTTAACTGTCTTAGTTCATTTATAGTTTTCTTTACTCGTCTATATTGACGAAGTCTAGAGTTTAGTCCTTTAAGCAGGCGGAACGCCTCCTGTATCGGACTCGTTAAGTAATTGCTTACTGTCAGTATGTGTTGTGTCATCTTCGGCCTCGTTTTTTCCAATTGAAATTTTACGAGGACGCATTTCTTCAGGGACGACGTACTTCAGTTCGATTGCAAGTATACCATCCTGAATATCTGCTCCGTGCACTTGTACGTGCTCAGACAGCCTAAATGTTCGCTTAAACTTCTTAGTAGAAATACCGCGGTGAATAAACTCCCTACCCTTAGAAATATGATCACCAGTTACAGTTAAAGTTCTATCTTTTACTTCTACTGATAATTCATCTTTCATAAAACCTGCAACTGCCATCTCTATTAGATAATCAGATTCGCCTGTTTTAATTATGTTATGTGGAGGGTAGTGATCGTTTGCATGTTTAGCCGTCCATTCTAGTTCATTGAATAAATGGTCGAACCCTACAAATGATGCACGCGGGAATAGTCCTGATAAGCCTGTCATTGTTATCTCCTTTATGTCAAGCAAGATTGTAAAAGAGCCAGATCATTCTGCACTCTATACTATATATAATCATTTTTTACGAGATTTAAACCAGCTACTCGTAATTTATTTTGAACCAATGTTATACTTAGGGCAAAGCTCCCAATCATTCTTTTCTTTAAACGGAATGATCTTTATTTGTCTCATAGGAGCCAAAGGCTCTACTGTAGTATCAATTGATATAAGTCCCCAATCGCTCATTAACTGCGCAATTGTATTTCGCCTGGCAATGTCATTTTCTTCTAAGTTTGACTTCTTGCCATCAAGCAAAAATAATTCCTTAAAGTGCACAATAAAGTATCTGCCTTGTTTGTGCAAAATATGACAAGATTGATATAGTTTCTTGTCTTTACGTGACGCTACTCCAATACGGGTAAGCGTTTCTCGAACCTTTAAAAAGTCATCTGGCTCGTTTAGTGTAACCTCTAACATAGAGGCAGGTGTCCACTCTATTATATTATTTTCTTCCACCTTTATAAACCTTCTGTTTCAATTCGCTGAGTTGTTCAGCTGTAAGAAGAGTTAAGGCTTGTCTGGCTTTTTCGTTATTATAACCATAATATTCCTTAACAACATCCACGTCATTATTAGAAACAGACTTTTGCCATTTTGAAAAGCGTTTCCGTTTCCTGACCATATTTATAAAAAAATCGAATTGTAAACGCTTATCGACTGTGTGATTGACATTCATTTCATTAGCAAACAATACTGTATCTTGAAAGTAAGATAATGCACGATTAACCATAAAAGGATTATATGCTTTCTCCGCAAGATCATCTACCATAATATCTTTTTTAGTCATATTAATAGCATTGACATATTCAAATGGATTCAAGACATGTCCTCCACTCCGCTATCTTGACCAGGCCATACAGTTCGCAATGATTGTAGTAATTGGTGCTGATCAAACATATTCGTATCAACGTTATTTAATTTTAAATCTTTAAAAAATAATTGAGGCACTGTCTTAAGACCTTGTTCTTTTAAAAATTGCTTACCTTTAGTATCTTCTGATATGTTTATTGTTTCGTACTCTATACCCCATGAATCTAGTTTACGTTTCATGCTTACACAATATCCACAATCATTTTGAGTATAGAGTCTAAGTAAATTCGACATTGGCCATTACCTCTGTTAAGCAAGCTACAACGTTGAGCTCGTGATCAGCAACGAATGCATTTTTATATTGATAGTCTGCAAGAATTAAAACCAGTTGAGGGATAGATGCCGGTGAAACTTTATCCGACATACGATCATATATGGATCTAAAAATTGCAGCTGCATCAATATCTATATTGTTTACAACCCATGTTCGCATCTTCTTAAAATCTTTTGTTTTTAAATGCGCAAATAAATCGTTATAGTTACTGTCAGATATATTGTCAAGTACACCTAAGTCGATTTTACCTGATAAAGAATAACGTTGTAACTCATTAAGAACTCTACGCCAATCAGGAAAATGTTTCATTATGAGTTCAGCCAAAGCTTTATTATCGTATGAAATGTTTTCTGAATCTAGTATAGTTTGACAGCGCGTCATAAACTCATGACATAGAGTTTGTTTGCTGCCACCATTGAACTCATACACGCCACAACGAGAATGTAAAGGCTCAATGATTCTATTCTTAAAATTACATGTTAGTATGAATCTGCAGTTGTTAGCAAACTCTTCAATGAAACCACGAAGAGCTGGTTGTGTTGACTGCGGATTCAGGTAATCAGCCTCATCAAGGATCACAACCTTATAACCACCTTGAAGCGAGACAGTGCTAGCAAATTGCTTGATCTTACCACGGAGAGTGTCAATGTTACCTTCTTCGGAACCATTGATCACTATATAATCTAAATCAAGCATATTGCATAGAGCTTTGGCAACAGTTGTTTTGCCTAAGCCAGCAGAACCAGTGAACAGCATATTGGGTAACTCACTGGCTTCTACAATTTTATTGAATGTATCCTTTAAAGATTGTGGTAGAATACATTCATCTATAGTTTGAGGTCGATACTTCTCGACCCATAGAAATTGTTCCATTCATAACTCCATTACAAAAAAATATTATATCACATTTGAGCAAGAATGTAAACCTATTCGTCAGTCTCCATCGCAGCGTCTTGTTGCAAGTTTTCAACAATAGAAATGATTTGAATAGCTTGGTCGCGTAATTGACCAATAGTGGAAAGTTCTTCACCTTTAAATCCACCACGTTGTGTAACAGCGTCTACTACTGCAACAGTAGAACGTGATACGTTATTAGCGAGCTTCATTAGCTCATCATACTTTTTATCCGTCATATTATTCTCCGATTGTTGACGATTTCTCTAGAGCAATCCAGTAACTTACGTTAGTAGACTTATGCTTAAATTGGCTAATTAGTTTAGAAGAGATACTTACCTCATAATCACCCGGAATGATTTTCAAATTACCAATGTTAATTACATAATTGAACTTCTGTAAGGATATGGAGGTATGCGGAACATCTATAGAATAGGTATTTGATGTCGCATTTTCATTGTCTACCACAGAAAGCGTTAAGCCATTTTCACCTGCAGTAACTGATACTTCGTTATGACCTAATGCTGAAGCAGCACTACGCAATTTATTTAAAGTATCACCATCTAGTGTGAACTGTACTTCACATTCAGGCATATTAATATCTTTTTGTGGAGACGTAAGTGTTTCTTCTGGAGAGAAGAAATACCTAATTTTTGATCGACCACTTTGATCGCTGATAGTTACAGACTCATCAGCAAATTTAAGATTAGGTTTGTCGACCAACGATAGTACGCTTATGAACTCTTTAAGATCATAGATACCAAATTGTTGAGGGAACTCATTATCTACAATTGCAGTGGCCAATACGTTTTTAGCCTCACTAATTGTTTTGATAGTGTTACCTGATTTAATTAAAATATTCGGATTGATGTCCGAAAAGTTTTTAAGAACGTTTAACGTTTGTTCTTGTAATTCCATAATATACTCCGTGGATTAAACATTATTTATTCTACCATAGTTCACTGCAATTGTAAACCACTATGCTGCCATTTTACTAAAATTTCTTTCTTTTTTGAATTCAATCTTAGCTTCAAATTTGCCATCAAGTATTTCGCCTTTATGTGATATAACAAACACGTTAGTATCATCATCAAGTGTATACAATATCTTAAGAAGATTTTCCACACCGTCATGATCGAGCGAAGAGTCAAACGTTTCATCTAAGATAAGTAAATTAGTAGCTACTGAATTTTTCATCTTAGCGATTTGACGCCATGTAAAGAGAAGCGCTAAGTCAATACGTTGCTTTTCTCCTTCACTAAATGAATCATATGTAAATGCGTCGCGATGGCGTGAACGTATTGTTTCTTGAAATGATTCATCTAAATTAAAATGGACAAAGAAGTCTAGCACTTGTAAGTATTGATTAGTAAGCTTATTGATAGCAGGTAAATACTGTTTGATTAGTTTAGTCTTAATGCCAGTATCTTTAAGCATTTCTCCCATTACAGAATTATAATTAAACTGTTCAGATATTTCAAACTTCCGCTCTACAAATGATTCTCTTTCTTTTCTCATACCTTCACAATCATTCTTTGCTTCAGTTAAATCTGCTGCTACCTCTTTGTCTATAAACTTTTGGTACTCTGTAATAGATTTTTGTAATGAAGATATATCTTTATTGTTATCAGCTAAAGTATTTAATTTAACTCTAAGTTCTTTAGCTATATCCGTAATCTCTTGTATTTGATTCTCTAACACCATACCTTCTTCACCTAGAGATTTAGATGTAGACTTAAGTGATTTAGCTTCAGTCTTACATTCACTTAACTGGTTGGCGCGCAGATCGTCTGAGATCTCGCCTGAGCACTCCGGACAATAAACATTGGTTTCATAAAACTTAGCACGTTTAGCTACTGAAGACATTCTAGTTCGAACATCTTGCGAGTCAAGTAATAAAACCTGTCGTCTATCGTGTAGTTTCTTTAGCTTTTCTTCATTAGCTTTTATAGCATCATCTAAACCTTCACTTAAAGTATTATTATCTTCTTGTAATTTTTTTATATTTTCTTGAGATTCTGCTATCTTTAGTTCATATTCTTTTTTATTATCATCAGTCACTGCTTTTATATCGCGGATGTATTTTTCCTGTGTCTGTATCTTATTAGATTGTATGTCAATCTTATAATTTAAATCTTTTAAACTATCACGCAATACAGTTTGCTTTTCTTTTAAAAGATGATTCATTTTTGAAAATACATTAATGTCCAGAAGATCCTCGATGACATCTCTACGATGTCCACCTGCAAGCTGCATAAATGGAATGAAGGATGAGGAGCCAAGCACTACAACTTGATGGAAACTTTTATGATTAAGTTTCAAGATGTTTTGTTCGAGGATCTTCTGGTACTCCTTGGCATGCGAAGATTGATTAATCATCGTGCCATTTTTCCATATTTCGAATATACCTGGCCTAATACCACGTATAACTTTAAAACTACTTTTGCCTACATCGAATTGTACTTCAACTACACAATCTTTATTATTGATTGAGTTTATCAATTGAGGTTTATTAATGTTTCTATGTGGCTTACCAAATAGCGCAAATGAAATGGCGTCAAGCATTGTTGATTTGCCAGCACCATTATGTCCTACAACTAATGTAGTCTTATTCCTATTTAAATCTATTTCTGTAAAGGTATTGCCAGTGGACAAAAAGTTTTTCCACTTAACCATTTTAAATTGTATCATGCAACTTCCAGTGCTTGTGCCTCAGTCATGAGTTCACGCATTTGGACTTTGATTTTATCTTTATCCAAATCTGTATCTACACCATCAATATACGAATCAACAATCGTAGTGGTGTCGTCAAACTCAATATCTGTGTCCTCTACATTTTCACCAATAAATTCATTAAAATTTTCTGCGATCTTCAGCTCATGAATATTCACGCTCTGTACACGATCTACAAATCTATCGAATGAAAATGCATCCTTCTTATTTACTACCACAATCTTTACAAACTTCTTTTCTAATTGTGATACATCATAACTATTATAATCTATTTTGTCGTCATTGTAAACAATTTTATGAAATAAAGTATACGGATTTTTAATTCTTTCTACTTCACGAGTTTCAGTATCGATAATATGAAAGTACTTAGGATCATGAGCATCTGACCAGAAAAACTCCATCTGCGATCCTAAATACCAGATGTTATCTCGTTTAGATCCACAATGGAAATGACCAGTAAGAACTTGTTCAAACTTATTAAATATCTTGTGGTCCATTCCATGTACGCTTTTAATACCACGCATCATTTCGAAACCATCAAGCTCTAAGTGAGCACCAAGCCAGTCGGCTTTACAATTTTCTAAGAACGTCATAGTTGACGAATTATTTTCTTGGTTAATCCATGGAACCATAGCAATCTTTAGAGAACCATATTCCATAACTTTTGGCTCCATAATGATATGCACTTCATTCATGTAATAACCTAATAATTCTTTTAGAGAATTTAAGTCATTAGTGTTTTTGTAATAAGTATCGTGGTTGCCTGGAATAATATCCATTTGCATACCAGCTTTACGCATAGGATCTAGAAAGACTTTTCTATTATGATTGAGAGCCTTAAAATTAACAAACTTACGATGATCATAGTAGTCACCCAAATGAATGATCTGCTTGATATTATGTTCTTCACAATACGGAAAAAAGACGTTACCATAGAAATCTGCTGCGTTATTTAAAAATATTTCTGAAGAGTTACGGATACCACAATGAGTATCGTTTAACACTGCTACCTTCACTTCATAAACTCCTGTAAATCTGAATCTACAATCTTAGCTCGTTTCTTTTTTTCTTTTTCCTCTTTAGCATACTGCTGAACTTCTAGATCTGAATGTCGTACCTTGTCTATTCTATCTCTAAGAGTATCAACAAAGGATCCTACTACTTGCCAACTTCCATCTGACATATCGCCATCAACAAAGTTCTCAATACCAGATCTTGTAAGATATTTTAATTTAATGTCTTGTTGCTTCTTTTCTTTTGCTATACGTCTAAGAAATGCATACCATGTTATCTGTGTAAAGTATGCAAAAGCGTTAGGCTTTCCTGTACGAGTAGCTGCAGCTATGTCATAATTCTCGACTGCTTTAAGACAATTTTCAACTGCGTCCATTACCATTTCTTCGCGATATGTATAGCGAATAAAATTAGATTTGTGAGACAAACCTTCAGCGATACTTAGAAAACACTGAGCTATATAATCTGGTACTACTGGAAGAGTTTTACCTGCGTCTTTAGCGTCATTGACTGTATGTACATAAGCTACTACGGCATTAGAAAAATCAGCGTTATTAACATAGTGGGCGCTTTTTTTATTTTTACGTGCCATATCAATTCCTTTCAATAACTATATTATATCATAGTATATCATTAATGTAAAATTTTATTTTTGCTGTTAAGCTGCGCGAATAATTAAATTAGGGGGTGTACAACCATGTAATACTGGTGTATAATAGTAGAGTACTGGCTGAGGATGGAGGTACCACTAATGTAATTTCGTACCCGGCGGTGTAAATTGTATAACGTTATCGGTTTCTTCTTCTGAGTCGTCCCACATGTCCTCATTATCCATTTTTTCTAGTTTCATCTTTAGATACTCGCGCATCTCATCATTATTTAAATTTGCAACCTCAGTTACTATCTCATCAATATTAAATTCTTTTTTCTTTTCCATCTTTTTAATTTGATTCATTGCTTCAGTATAATGCAACAATAAAGCAGCAGAAGGAGACGTTTCACCAATGATATGACCAACATTTAACACAGTTACTTCACTTACATTATCCTGAAATGACATCCATGGTTTAAACGAATAATATCTAACGCCATTATCGAAATCTTCAGCATGAAATATTTTTAGCGCATTGCGTAGTACAAGATCGCCTTCTTCAACGATTTCTAATATTTCTGCAACTATTTCGTCGTTATTCGTTAGTTTAAACTGTTTTAAATTCATAAGTCTATTACCGATGTTGTATAATTAAATTCTTCTTTATTATATATCTTTAATCTTTCGAATGAATGTATTAAAGAAAAGTTCTTTCGTTTTAACCAACTAATATCGTCAGATATATCGTAAAGTGTTGTCTCACGCCCGTCGTCACTTTTTCGTAATCCTCTACCAATTGACTGCAATACTCGTATTTGAGATTTGCTTGGTGAGGCAAATACAATATTATGTAGGTTCCTAATATTTATACCTGTTGAAAAGGTACCTAGTGAAGCAACTACAATTGCATTCGACATACTTTCAACTATTCCTCGTATCGCTTCTCTATCTGATACGTTAGTTTCGCCTGATACAAAATACACTTTTTTGTTTTCAGATTTATCTCTTATCATATTATATAAAGGCTTACCATGTTTATCTACATAATTATATAAGACTAATGTATTACCTTTTAAATCTAATGATAAATTTCTTATGAATTTATTTCTTTTTTCGTGCGCTACAATATAATCTATTTCTTCTTGGTATGTTTGTTTACCAAAGTCTTTTCTAATTTGCTCTGGATAATTAAGAACAACTCTCTTAATAGAAAGCGGGGCTAGCGTATCATTATCTTGTAACTTCTTAGTTGTTGTGACTTTATAGATCTTGCCAAATAATCCTTGCAACACCAGTTCATGTGTCTGTGATCCATCTAGTGTGCCTGTAGTACCAAACCTGTATTCAGCTTCCGTACATTTATTCATTATATTCATTAATGATTTAGATTTAAAACCATGCACCTCATCACCAAACACACAGCCAAATTGTTCGAACCAAACCTTAGGCAACTTATATATCGATTGCCATGTGGATATAACAATAGCAGAGTCTACAGCTTTATCTTTACCAGAATAAATTCTATGCATACCTCCTTCAGGCATACCGTACTTTATAAAATCGCTGTGCATTTGTTCTACCAATGATGTAGTAGGAACGATGATAAGAACTCTACCACCTTTAGGGTATCCACGTCCGTCACTTAAAAAATTTAACCAATACCTAGCTAATGCATATATCATGTAAGATTTACCAGAACCAGTAGGAGATAATAAAATCGCGCGTTTTCGTACTAAACCTTCGCCTACTGATTGGTATTGATAATCACGTAAAGGAAATGGTAAATCTAAAGTATTTAAATAATCACTGAGCTGTGTTGGACTTATATGAGTTCTATCGTCTGCTTTACCATACTTGCTTTCTTCAGAAACTAATTCATAATCTCTTTTATCGCAAAATTCTTTTAAGTGGTAATATAGACCAACAGGCAAAGTTTTTTCGTTTAAAGCGAATAAACGTATTTTACCATCCCACATCCTATTACGAAACGCAGGCATAAACTTATAGCCAGGCACAAAGAAAGAAAAGAACTCATTCAGTTCTTGAGCTGTACCATTATCGCACGTAACGTTTAATGTAGAGTGATTTAATTTCCTGACTCGAACTGTTTCCACTTAATCATATTACCTATAGTTTGATGTCGCCAATTAAGATTATTTATAATCTCTGTTAGCGTTTCAATTATGGTCTTATAGTACTGTATCTTTTCTTCAGACTTTTGTATCTCAGGATCTGAATCATAGTAATGATCCATTTCACCCTTTAATATTTTTAGACCATTAAAAGGATCTGGATTCCAACCTTTGTCCTTTAACTCTTCTTCTGACATCTTGCCATTATAATATAACCACTTGTCTTTTAATAAAGACTTTTGTGCAAACTCAGCACGTTTTAACATAAGCTTTGTGTGAGATAACATTTCTAGATATTTAGCATGCAACACTGGTGTAACACGCGATGATTCATCTAGATTAGTTTGTTTTATCTTGCAGTCTTCTGACCACATTTCATGTATTTGCTTTAAGTCAATCATATAGTTATTATATCATAATATGCCAGTAATGTAAACTTATTTATGCAGCATTTCCGGAAGCGCCAGAACCATATGATCCAGATACACTGCCTAAGCTTCCGACCAGTGTAGCGTTGCTACCAGTCGCAATAACTCTTCTATCTATATCATTCCTAGCACCACTAGAAAGGTTGCCGTTCGCAAATCCGCCGGCATGTATAAAATAAGTTTTATCCGACATAGCTAGCCCACCTTTTCTAGCACGGCTAATAGATCCACCACTAATTGCAGATGATCCTGTGTCATATGTTGTAGTAGTTAAACCACTGTAAACAGAAATTGTATTGGCATGCCCACCACCAGCAAATATAGCATGTGTTTCATCACCGGCCGCTGCAGGTCTAGTAGCATCATATCCTAAGTTACCAAAATTATAAGCCGAGCCAACAGTATCATATAAAACATAATTACATCTTGCAGTACCACCATAATCGCTACTATGTATTCCCATGCCAGATAATGCCTTTGTATCATTTCCGCACATAGCATCAGCAGTGTTAAATTGTGAAGAAAGATTAGAATGACTAGCGCATGTTGAACCACTGGTTAGTGCCATGTAATCGAACTTATTGTAATAACTCGAATTACCTCCGCGCCATATTCCAATTGAACCATTACCCGCGGCAGAAGCGTAATCTGCATTTCTGTTAAAACGGCTGTTCGCAAAATTAGTCGCTGTTCCTGCAGTAGCCGAATTAATAGACCAAATATTACTATTTGATTGAGGCACAATTATCAATTCACCGGTACTAACAGCGTTATCGCCATTAGCGCATTGTCCAGGTAAATTGCTCATAGCAGTAACGCTTGTACCTGTAGCGATATCCATATAACCGGCATCATCTCTATCCATCCAGCTACCTAGAAAAAATCCTCGAGTTCCTGCCCAATCTATCCCACCACCGGCAGGATTATATGCTATAGTTACATCTTTACTAATATAGTTTATTCCGTCGCTCCATTTAAAGTTATAAATGAAATCGCCATTTGATTCTACTAAGTTACCTGCTGCAACTTCAATGCCTATTGAGTCTGCGCTTTTTGGCGTGAATGTCCAAACTGATGAATCGTTTGTAATAGACACCATGTATTGTGCACTATCACCAATCACATTACTTTGATTAAGTAACGTAGTTCCATCTGAATCAGCAGCTAAGGCTGTAATAATTAATGGTGTAGCTGAATCGGTGATTGTAGCAGTGGTATCAGGCTCCGTAATCCACCGCGGATTGGCATTTACGTTGAATCCTACATTATACCAGCCGTTTCCATCTGTAAGGTATAATCGATTAACACTTTCAACTAATGCTTTTTGGCCAGGAACTAAATCACTGGCGGGTAAAGAATCTAAAGTAGAAAAAACTAAATTGCTGCCGGCCGCTAGAACACTTACTTCCGCTGAATCTAATCCAGCCGTGCGTTCTTCTCTTTGTCTATTCTTCCGTATGCTCGACAGAGTCGTCATTTGATTTATCCTGCACCAAACTCAAAATGTCGGTATTAGTTATATTATCTTTACCGAAAATTCTTTGAGTTGTTTTATCAGATTCCTTATAATATTTTTCAGCCATTGCATCTAAAAATTCTTCTAAATGATTAGAGTGCGGTATTTGATTATTCTTTATTAATTCATTAACAGCACCGATATAACCACTCACTTCGGTATGTCCTACTTGAGGATGTATACCATATTGTTGCATGTATTCGATAGTTGCAGTAGAAGCTCTGCCTCCATCCATCAAATTACGATACATCAATTCAAACCCACGTCGAACGTGATGTTTCTTTTCTGAGTTCTCAAATTCTTCTTCAGTCCAGTTATCAATATTATAATTTTTTTTGACATTATTATACGCAGTTATTAGTGTAGCGATATCTTTGAAAGAGCCATTTATCTTGCTTTCCATAGATTCAATACCAACATACGCAGCACGTAACTTAGCGTTTAAAACATTATTATCTGGATCTAAGAACAGTTTATCCTGTAACTTTTCAATTTTTTCAAGTGCTTTAGCATGCGTTACTTGTGCTTCTGCCAATGCCATTTTCCGCGTTTCTGTTTCAGCTAAAACTTGTCTTAATAATCTATGAGGTGAATGACCATTTAACATAGTCAAAGACATCATTGATAAAGTCGATTGTGAGTTACCTCTATCAAAGAATTTAGTTTTCTCATCAAGTTCTGGTAAAAACTCATTTACTAAAGCTACAGCCTTTGGATTAATTTTACTCCTTGATACTGGTGTAATGCCAAATGTAATTGGATCAGTTGGTTTTAATTCATTGCTTTCATGTTCTGTAAGTTCGTTCATAATATACCTTATAACTATTCTACCACATTATTTATAGTGGAATGTTTCCTGCATTATTAGATCCCGCGGTTGATTCATTCGTGTAGCTTGGAGAACTAACACCGGTATTCCATATTTCATAGTTGTAATTTCCACCAGTCCATTGGTTAGATAAAGCGTAAGCAGTATACACTGTTCCATTCCATTCAACTCCTTGAGGAACAGTAACAACTAGACCTTGGTTACTAAAATTACTAGGAGAAGATGGGTAATTCAACGCGTATCTCCATGTACCAGGAGTTTGAGATGGCCAGTTAATAGGATACGCAAATCTGCGCTTTGAAAAGTCAGTTGGATCTGTCCACATTATATAAGGATCAGAATTACTATTTGCCCATTGTAATGGCGCGCCGCCACCAGGCGCGTATTGAAGAGTTACTAATTTAGAAACAAAACCAATTCCGTCTGACCACTTAAATGTGTAATTAACATCTCCATTTGAATCTGGTATATTACCAGCAGCAACCGCCGAACCTACCGCGGCTGCAGTTTTAGGTGTAAATGTAAACACCGAAGAATCAACAGATACATCAAGTTTGTACTGAGCAGAATCAGATCCAAAACTTTGATTTACTAAAGTTAAATTAGAATTATCACTGTCAACAGCTTTAGCCGTAATTGTAAGAGGTGTGGCTGAATCTACGATTTCATACGTAGCGCTTGGTTCTGTTTGCCATCTAGGTGATCTATTAATTAAACCGGCGTTATACCAGCCAACACCATTTGAAACGTACATTCTTTGATTTGCAGCAACATAGGCTAAGTTACCAGCTGATAACGCGTTTCCTACAGGTAATGAATCTAGCGTTTCATAGTAAACTAATCCACTAGCTTCAACGTTGTCCAAGTATTCAGATTGAACATCGCCGTCGTCATCTATAAGTTCGGCTAATAGCCTATTAATACTTTTTCCCATATTAAGCCTGCGATTCGCCCCATGTAATTCTTGATGATGCAGTAAATGGCTGACTTGCGTTAATTGATGATGTATCAACAACTTGTACAGCAACTGTTAGAATATCAGGCCCGTTAGGGAAGATACCGTTACCGCCTAAGATTGAGTTACCCATATCAACCAAGTCTCCTAGTGAGAAGTTAGATGTAGATGAAGTACCATCGGCACCACCCGAAGCTCTAAAGGAGAATACTTCGTTACCACCAGTAATTTGATCACCTGATTCATGTTTGATCAATTGTGACAATGATGGAGATCTAACATTTTCCCAAGAAACTGTACTAATATCACCATTTAAGATAAGTTTAACTTCGCAGTCATGCGTTAGAATCATACCAACTTCATTTAGTTTTAACTGCATTCGGTTAATGATATCTCTTTCACCTAAATCACCAGTCAAGTTGTTATCAACAGATGGCGCAAGTCTAAGTGACACTAGCGGGATAACGTCTGTACCTAAGTTAACATCATCTCCACCTGAAGCTGGTGCACCGATGTTGACTGTAGTTCCGCTACTAACTACTGGATAAGTACCTGAACCTGGAAAGCTATAACCAGAAGATATGTAAATGTGAACTCTAAAAGTAGATCCACTATAGTCTGTATACGCAACTTCTTGACCATTCAACTCATTGTTTGAAGTATAGAGTTTTGTACCAGTGTTAAACTTAGATGCATCACTTGAACTAAACGGTAATCTTACATAGAAGTCATACTGTCTTGTACCTCTATTGTATCTGTAAGATAGAGATGAATTGCCATTAGTGTTAGCACTATTTGTTTGACCGTTTGTGAATGTTAAGTTTTTCGAAGGAGCAGTAAATAGATATGCATTATCGTCATCAAACGTACCATCCATGATAACCGATGTACCCCAATGGAATAGCGTTGGAGCATACGTTGGATTTTCATCGTTTTCAATTTCATACTTAGCAGGTAAGTTACCAGATCTCATATAAGCTTCGTCCAACCTGTTGTTGTGAATAAACTCATGAGCATATCTAACGTGACCTTTACGATCTTTAAATCCAAATCTAATTTTACCAGCACCGTACCATGAGTAATCCATGTATGCCATTTGAATTTTAGATGTATTTAAGTTAAATCCTTGTTTTCCGCTACCATCGCACTTATCTAAGTTCCAATCAGATTGTGCAACTCTAACATCAACTGTTTTTGTAAGGATAATACCATCACTGGAAATACCTCTATATTGTGGCTGAACAAACAATTCTGTTCTACTATTAATTTTAACAATCTTATATGTTTGTCCACGGATAACTACTTTATCATTTCTTACAAGCTGCCCGCTAAAGTTAGTGTTTGTACCTACGATACGTCCACTTCCTTTAACTGCTTCTACTGTACCAGATAACTGTGTAGTTGATGAACGTCTTACACAGTGTAGTACAGTGCCATCCCATTCAAAGAAGAATCCGTTTTGGTTATCAAACATACCAGCTCTAACAAAAGAACCTGAATACCCATTAACTACATACTGTATGATACCTGAAGGAATCGAAGCGTTAGGAGCTTGCGCAGCAGTGTAGGTAAAGTTATAATCATCTACGACACTAGCTACTGATTGAACACCATTATACGCACCATCCGATGCACCTTCAATTGTTATTTGCATTCCAACTGCCAGTCTATGAGGATACTTTGTCCTACATCTAACTGTTGTATCTAGCGAGTTAATTGTTTCTAAAATAACAGGTGGGTTGAAGTTAATAGCTAATGATGTTTGAATACCTTTACCTGACTGATAACGGAAATATTTTCTTGTTTGTCTAGTAATCTGCGAAAGTGGTGCAGTACCAGCGCCAATTTCAACACCACCATCAAATGGTCTGTGTACTGAGTAGCCATCAGGTTTTGCGTAAATATTAGTTTTTACGAAGTGAGTAGCGTCAGATTTACTAAAGTTAGCCGGTGTTGTAAGTTCCATGTTTTCATCATCTGAAATAACAGCAATGGTATGCTCATCTAAACGACCTGGAGTTGATGAATCATTCTTAAAGAATATTGTATCACCAGATTTAAAGAATCGTTTAAAGAGTGTTTGGTTACCAGTAACCTTTTTGGATCCGTCTCTAACAATAACTGTACCAGACGCACCTGTTCTACCAGCAATCGATGTTGTTGTAATCTGATGGAGCTGTGCACCGCCCGCAGAGTCAGAAGCTAATTGAATTGGATTAATACCAACTATAGCATCTTGTCCGTTACCATGTAAGCTAAGATAGTTATCGTCAATTGCATGTACATAATATGTGTTGCCATTTTGTAAACCACCTAGTCCGCTGTCAGAAGAATGACTGTACACTACCTTTGTACCAGATAAGAAATTGTGTCCACCAAAAGTCTGTATGGTAGAAGAATCAGCACTATCGGCTTTTAGTATTTCTGTATTACCTTCAACTAAGAAAGGTGTGTTAAGGGTAATAAATTCATCGCCTACAGATTCAGCAGAGTAAGATCCATCGGCTGCCCCTTGTACATCAGATAATGCAAACTTCATAAGGTTAGCACTATCAAAACCACTGCCGCTATCTGTTAGGTCTATTAAGGCTCCAGCATTTGAAACACTAAATCTATTGTTATTAATAACATTAGCAGTTAATGTATCACCTACAGTGAATGATGGATTTAAGAAATTCGCATCAACACCTTGAATGATAGCGTTAACTAAGTTAACCATTTTGCTGTTATTAAAGTTGAATGATGTGTTACCAGCAAAGAATAGTCTTACAGTAACTTCATCTTGGTTATAACTGCTATTGTACAGATATGAATATGAGTTATATGAATTATATCGATAGTTATATGTGTACAATCCGCTACCGTTAGTGCTATAACCGGACCATCCTTTGTTCGGCGTAGTTTTACCGAATGTAAGCATTAATTGTACAAATTCAGAAGAATACTGCACGTTAACATAAGCTACTGACCAATGATATGTATCACCTGATGTATTACCAACAGTACTACTCATGTATCGCGATGTAGAATAATGATCATACACGTAATAATACCGGTGATCCATGAATGTATAATTGTAGTATATCCAATAATTACTAGAATTATACTGACCATCAGTAGCGCCATGCGCAGCATCAGAACCAAAGGTTACATCCATATAATAAGGTATTTGCGTATACTGTTGCCATGGAGTAGCAAGTCTGAAAATACCGTATGACTTAGCATCAGTAGTTTCAAATAAGTTTTTAGGTGTTGTAAGATCAAAATTACCTACATAAGTATCAGCGTAATTGTAATAGCTTTGGCTCTTAACATACGAACCATTTTTAACAACGCCTAAGTAGTTTGATGAATATCTTGTATTAACATAATCAAAACCCGGTGTACTTAATCCGGCTTCACCACTTGATGTAAGTCTTTCTGAGTTACCACTATGGTTTGATGTTCTAAAGTCTTGATGATTGCTAAAATCACTGTGATTGTCAACGTGATTCTGTACAGCATCATTTATTGTTTGTGCGAAATATGGAGCATTACCTTGAGTACCTAATTTCCATCGTGGAGCCAATGCACCACTTGGTACGGCTGGTAAAGTAGGATTACCTACTTTGCTCAATACCATTTCATCTCCGTCAATAAGACCATGCTGATCGACATAGAATGAGTTAGCGTTTGGATTGGCAACGTTACCTACAATATTGTAAGCTCCGTTTGAATCACCTACCGCGGTTGCTATTCTAGAACCACCTATTTTAAATCTATCAGGAGAAACAACATCAATAGTATAATCACCATCAGCTAATGTTGTGTTGCTTCGAGTATCTCCCATATAACTACCAGAGTTAACTGTAGGTGCAGAACCTGATTTAGTAGCGAAAGTAATTGTGTCGCCTTGCGCTAATCCATGACTTTGAGAAAAGAATGTATCTGCTTCTTCATCGTATATGAATGGGAATACAAACATACGGCGAGAAGACCAATAGTAATTATAAGTACCGGAATAGTAATATGTTTGAAATCTAAAATAGCCACTACTATATGTGTAGGTATAACTATTCCATGAGTAGCTTCTCCATCTACCAAAGTCTTCGATTGGATTCCATCGCGATGGATGGAGACTTGGTGTTTGGTTATCATACTCAGGAAAGTCTGTATATAAGTAGTGGTTACCACCATAAACGTTATAATAGTTTTGATATTCTGGTCTGTAATAATCCATCCATCTTGCGCTATAGCCAGGATACTGATAGTTACGAGTCATGACCATTAGGCCATCTTCTTTTTTATCGCCTAACCCGTAAAAAGTTTGTCCTGTGTTTGGATCTGACTTGCCTCCTTGACGCATATCGTAACCAGAATAATTAGCAGTACCATACCAGTAACCCCAAGTATAGTGATAAGTATATGAGTTTCTATAACTTTTACTTGAGTATCTTAATTCATATACTAGGTGCAATGAATGCTGTGCTACGGATGTATCTCCTGCACTGCTAAAGCTAATTGCACTACCGTTTTGTGAAGTTGTTAGCTGAATATTATTAGCATCTACTCTTTTTACATAATAGATTTCGAATCTATCTAAACCGCCTATACCTTGAGCACCAGCTGGTGGGACATATAAAAGAGTGTAGTTGGTGTTCATATTGTGGCTAGGCCAGCTAATAGTATTAGAGGCTACGTCTACGTCTGAGGCAGGAAAGTATCGACTGTATCGACCACGTAATTCGTTTGTTTTTGTTTTAGATAAATCTAGAGGTACTTCTCTAGTAAATGTATTTCTTTTATCAATAATAGGATCACCGTCTGGCGCAGTTTTATTATCTGTAATTTTAAGAGATTTAGATGCAATAGTATTAACTAAGTAAAACTGTGATCCTTCGACAAAACCATGAACGTCCGGCGTATTAATTCTAAGGGTTGATGGATCTAATTCATTTGTTTCTAAACCCGAATCTTGAGCATATGGAATTTGAGAACCAGCATAAAACGATCCAGGCGTAACAGCAGAATAAAGAGAACCGATAGCACCAGTAACAGTTTGAGGAGCATTTGCTCTATAAAAGAAATTATTTGAATCTGCAGAAATAATTAGGAATTTACCTTCTGCAGTTCTAAAGTCTAGACCAGATACATCGATAGGCGTACCGACAACAAGATTATGAGCATCTGTACATGAAACTTTAATAACATCAGAACCAGTAGTAGCAGTAATTGTTTCAACAATAGGTAAAGCAGTATCACCATCGGCAACGAAGAATGACGGAACGTTGTTTGATAGTTCTAATGTTTCCCATTTAGTTGGCTGCAATCCATATTCAAAGTCAGTATCGATTAAGTTTTCCGGAGTTGATACTCGAATCTTATGTACAGGATCAAGTAATGAGTCCGAGACTTCGATCTCCATTTCCGGATGATCAACAATAATTTGTACGTTAGATGTAGAATCAATAGCATATGCTGCTAAACTTGTTTCTAAATATAAAGTAGTAGTTTCATCTATCGTATTAAATACCGCGCCTTTATGTCCTTTAGCACCATCAGCAAAATTAAATATAATCGTTCCACCGCTATTAGGAGTAACATCTGTAATTAATTGAAACTGTTCTGCTCGATAAAAGCCCTTTACGGTAATTGTATCACTATCAGAATTGATACTATAGTCTGTTGCTAAAATCTTCTTTGCCATTCTTTTATCCTAACGCAATTGCAAATGCTATAGCTTCGGCCTCAGAGACACCGCCGCCTCCACCACCTCCGCCACCACCAGCGAAATTCGGTAAATTAATTGTAGGTCCTAAGGCACTTAAGTTATTAAGAATTGTATTACCATCTACATCCAGATCTGTTGTAACATTTAAATCATTAGTTACGTTAACGTCTCTTGTAACATTTGCATCTCTTGTAATATCAATATCTCTACCGACATGTATATCATTATCAATATGCATGTCGTTTGACATGTGAATGTCTCTAAACTTTAATGCTGTATGTCCAAGGTCAGCATTGGTGTGACCAGGAATTAAACCATCTTCTACTCTAAATGCTGCTTTTGCCATATCAACCTCTTTAATTTGATTCTATTTATATACTTACGTCGTAACCGGCGTGTCAATTCTTTTAAATGAAAACTTCAATCCAGCATGTCCTTGAGGATCTGCTAGTAACGAAACCTGATCAGACCCATCAATGCTACAATCGTACATTACTAAAGTTCCAGCTGCATGCAACAACGTACCATATGAAGTAAGAGTTGCACTATCACCGGTATGCGTTACAAATACCTGTCCAGCTTGATGATCACTGTCGCCCGAAGTTTGACATATGATATCATAGTGAGCAGCTCTAATCGTAGTTCCATCAAATGTATTAATTGCTGTTTCTGCTGAGTCTGCTATAGTAGCGCTTCCAGTAAATATTTCAGGAGCTTCCGGTGCAGCACTATCTGCAAATTCACCTTTTAATCTTATATCGCCAGTAGGCGTTGATGAAAAAGTTTGTGATAATAATCTTGCCTTTGTCGCCATTATGAACTCCAAGTCTGTATTGCGCCACCGCCACCACTTTCGGCATTGGCAAGTTGTACTCTAAGTGTACTGATTAAACTGTTTGCAGAGTCTGCTGATGCTTGTGCTGCTACTGCAGCGTCGGCAGTGTTAACTAGAATAAGATCATTCGTATAATTTAACATATGATTATTAGTGTAAGAAGAATCTAGTGTTCCATCTGACTCAATAAAAGTAATATCATTACTGAAGTCTAGAACAGGAGAAGAATCACCATAGATGTAATCATTGGCATAGCCATCCATATTCCATGGCGTATCTAAATGATATGTTGAATCTGTATAACCAGTACGTGTAGGCATTTATTATGTTCCACCCTCTGGAAATAGATA